GTTGTTTGCATATTGCCTATTGGTGATAAACAATTACCAACAGATTCTAAACTAATGCGTTTAGAAAAACCTCTATTAATTAAGTATGTGCCTCAAATGACAATGACAGGTTTTAAAGATTATGTTGCTTTAATTAAATGGTGTTCTTATACACCAGATCAAATTATTACTATTCCAAAAGATAAAATTATGACAATAACTAGTGCTACTGTAGAAATGGCTAGTAGTTATATGAATATTGCTAACACTTACAATCAAAAACCAGTTCCCGTCAAAAATAGTAAATATACAACACAAGAATTATCTGCTGAACAAAATGAAAAACTTAATGAAATATTTGATGAATATGATGATGAAGATTTGGATAAAACTATTCATTAATAATACTATCTTTAGCTATTACCTTCAATCACTCACTACACGCTCTATTATACACAAAATAATGAAAAAGTCAATGTTAAAACAGGAAAAAAATAATATTTTTTATTATAAAAAACTCCAATTAAAACATTGACATTTTAAACAAAATATAGTATATTATATATTATGAATAACAAACAAAAAAAAGAACATTATGTAAATAATAAAGAGTTCTTGCAGGCAATGATTGAATATCGTAAGATGGTCAATAAAGCCAAAAGAAAAAAATTACCTAAACCACCAGTTACAGATTATATTGGTAGTTGTTTTTTAAAGATTGCGAATCATTTATCGTATAGACCTAATTTTATTAATTATACTTTTAAAGATGATATGATTAGTGATGGTATAGAAAATTGTTTACAATACCTAGACAACTTTAATCCAACTAAATCAAATAATCCATTTGCATATTTTACACAAATCATATATTATGCATTTATAAGAAGAATACAGAAAGAGAAAAAACAAGTTACGATTAAAAATAAACTTATTACAGATTCTAATTATGATGATATGACATTACAACCTGGTGAAGATAAGGAGTTCACAAATCAATTTACAGAATATCTTAAAAAGAATATGCCAATTGAAGAACAACAAAAAATAGCAGATAGTAATAAGAAAAAAAAGAGGGTCAGAAAAAGTAAAAATAGTTTAGATTACTTTATGAGTTATGAAAATAGCATTACTGAATGATACACACTTCGGATGCCGTAACGACTCACCTGCATTTATAAGTTATCATAATCGTTTCTATGACGAGATATTTTTTCCATATCTTATTGAGAACAAGATTGATACTCTTATTCATTTAGGTGATGTTGTTGATAGAAGAAAGTTTATTAATTTTAATACAGCGCATAATTTTCAAAAGAAGTTTTGGAAACGATTGTGGGAGTTAAAAATAGATACACATATTATATTAGGCAACCACGACACTTATTACAAAAACACAAATGAAGTTAATTCAATAGAACAACTTGTTACTACTTTTGATGGTGTAAACGAACCTTGGATATACACAGGTCCTAAAGAAGTAGAAATAGGTGGTTGTCGTATGTTATTTTTACCTTGGATATGTGACGACAATTACGAAGATTCAATATACGCAATAGATCACTCTACCGCTGATATTTGTTTTGGTCATTTAGAAGTAAAAGGATTTGAAATGCACAATGGTGTTATGAACGATCACGGTTTAGAAAAAGAACAATTAAGAAGATTTGAAAAAGTATTTTCTGGTCACTTTCATAAAAAATCAGATGACGGACATATTTATTATCTAGGAACTCAATATGAAATTATGTGGTCAGACTATAATTGTCCTAAAGGGTTTCACGTATTTGACACAGAAACACGAGAATTAGAAAGAATATCTAATCCACTTACAATCTTTAAAAAAATAATTTATGATGATAAAAAAACAGATTATACTAACTTTGATTTAACACCATATGAAAATTGTTTTATAAAGTTATTTGTTTCTAATAAAACAAATGAAGATATGTTTAATAAACTAGTAGATTGTTTACAAAATAAAATGAATGTACACGAGGTTAACATTATTGAAGATGTACAAAGCGATATGTTTACTAGTGTAAGAGAAGATATATTAGATCAAGGAGAAGATACCATTACGTTTTTAAATAATTACGTAGATCAAATACAAACAGATTTAAACAAACAAAAGTTAAAAGAGTTTATTAAAGAAACTTATATTGAAGCAAACGACCATTATTCAAAATGATTATATTTAAAAAAATAAAATGGAAAAACTTTTTATCTACTGGTAATCAGTTTATTGAAGTTGACTTAACAAAATCTAATACAACCTTAATTATAGGTAAAAACGGTTCAGGTAAATCTACTTTACTTGACGCTATTACTTTTGTTTTGTTTAATCGACCATTTAGAATTATTAAAAAAGAACAAATAGTAAACACTATTAATAACGGCGATACTTTAGTTGAAATAGATTTTTCAGTTGGCACAAAACAATATAAAGTTATACGAGGTATTAAACCTAATATTTTTGAAATTTATTGTAATGATGAACTTGTAAATCAAAATGCTTCTACTGTTGATTATCAAAAAGTTTTAGAACGTAATATAATGAAATTAAGTTATAGATCATTTGTTCAGGTTGTTATACTTGGTTCTTCTTCTTATGAACCATTTATGAAAATGAAATCTCGTTATAGAAAAGAAGCAGTTGAAGAAATATTAGACATTAAAGTTTTTTCACATATGGATTGGATGCTAAGAGAAGAACAATCAAATTTAAATAAAAAAATAGTAGAAGTAAAACATAATGCAGATTTAATACAAGCAAAATATGAATTAGAAAGTAAACATTTTAATGAGATTAAAAACAGAAATGTTGATGATAAAAAAATAAAACAAGATCAAATTGATAAAATAGAAAATGATAAAAAAACCTATTTACAAAAAATACAACATTTAGATAATGACTTTAAAAAATATAATGATGATATAAAAGATAAAGAAAAAGTTGAAAAAAAATTAAAAGAATTATCTAAGTTAGAAACTAAAATTGAAACAAATTTAAAAACACACGAAAGAAGTTTAAGGTTTTTTGAAGAAAACGATTCTTGCCCAACCTGTACACAACCATTAGAACCTGAATTTAGAGGTGAAAAACGTGCTTTTGAAAAAGGTAAAATAGTAACTTTAAATGATGGAATGAAAAAACTAGTAGAAGAAATAGTACAAACAGAAACAAAACTAAAAGAGTTTAATTCTATATCTAAAAAAATAACCGATTTAAATATAGAAATATCAAAATTAAATACTTCTATTGTTGAGATGAAAAGATTTAGCGATAATTTGCACAATGAAATAGTATTGTTAGAAAATAAAAAAGAAGATAGTAATAAAATACAAGAAGAATTAGATAGTCTAGCACAACAACTATTAGATACACAAACAGAATTAACAAAAATTAGTGAAGAAAAAACTTACGTTGATACAGTAAGAGAAATATTATCAGAAAAAGGTGCTAAAACTAAAATTATTAAAAAGTATTTACCTATTATGAATACACTTATAAATCAATATTTACAATCTATGGACTTCTTTATATCATTTCAATTAGATGAAGAATTTAATGAAACAGTTAAAAGTCGTCATAGAGATACTTTTAATTACAACAGTTTTAGTGAGGGTGAAAAGTTAAGAATAGACCTTGCTTTATTATTTACTTGGCGACAGATTGCTAAAATGAAAAATAGTGTCAATACAAACTTGTTAGTATTAGATGAAATCTTTGATAGCAGTTTAGATGGTCAAGGCACAGATGACTTTTTTAAGATTATAAAAACTATGACAAAAGAAAACATTTTTATCATATCACATAAAGGCGATATAATGTTTGATAAATTTACCAATATGATTAAATTTGAAAAGTATCAAAACTTTACACGATTAGAACAAACATAGGAGATATATGAAAGAACTAAAATTAATACCACCAAGTGATCCAAGAGTGTTATCAGCAATAGCACCTTTTAAAGAAGATATGTTAAAAGAAGAAGGATTTAAAGATAGAAAAGAATTATCAGATGCAATGTTTGACGCAATGAAAAAATATGGAGGCATAGGATTATCTGCTAATCAAGTAGGTTTACCTTTTAATATGTTTGTGCTAGGAGATCATCCACAATTAGAAAATGGTTTAAAGATGACTTGTTTTAATCCTATGATAATTTCTAGTAGTGAGGAAACAGTTGTAATGAAAGAAGGATGTTTAACTTTTCCTTTTGTATTTCTTTCTATCACTAGACCACGTAAAGTTACTGTTAAGTATGAAGACGAAAATGGTGATTTAAAAGAAGGTCATTTAGATGGTATGATAAGTAGAGTCTTTCAACACGAATACGATCATATGTTAGGTAGAGTATTTACAGAATATGCTAGTAAAATGAAACTAGATATGGCATACAAAAAAGCAGAAAAAGAAATGGATAGATATAGAAAATATCAAAATGCCCAAAAAAAGTAAAACATACATACACGTAAACCAACACGTAATTAGATCAAATAAAAAACATAGTAAAAATGATCCTGTAATTACAGTTAAACAAGGTAGTAAAAATACATATTGCCACGAGGTAGAAGTATTAGGACCAAGTAAGATTGTTTATGGTGGTAATGATAAACCATTATTAAGTTGTGGTGCAAGAGTTGTAATAGAAACTGAAAGTAATATTAATATACTAAAATGAAACCATACGATTTTCCTAAATTAGTCATAGAAGAACACGAGGGTTTTCATATAGTACGTGATGATCTATTAGAAGGTGGATCAAAAAGAAGATTTGTAGATAGATTAATTAGAGAAGAAATAGAAGAAGGTGCTGAAGAATTTGTATATGGTGGATGTCCTGCAAATGGATATGCTCAACTATCGTTAACACTACAAGCAAAAGCATATGGTAAAAAGGCAGTATTCTTTATGGCAAAGAGATCATTAGACAATCTACACCCATACCAACAACAAGCATTAGACTATGGTGCTGACATACGTTGGGTACCCGATGGTATGTTACAAGTAACAAAGGCAAGGGCAAGAGAGTATTTTTACGAGGATCCAAAAAGGAGACGTATTTTGCCACTAGGATTAGAAGAAAAACGAGTATTTGAAGATATAAAGAGGCTTGCAAAAAATATAGAAATAGAGTATAATATTAGTATTAGTGAAATTTGGTCAGTAGGATCAAGTGGTACATTAACAAGAGGATTACAAATGGCATTTCCAGATAAAGATGTTAATGTAGTATCAGTTGGTCATAAAATGAAACAGAATGAAATAGGTCGTGCTAAATTGTATATGTCAGATTATAAGTTTACACAAGAAGTTAAAGATGAAGATAAACCACCTTTTCCGTCTGTACCTACATATGACGCAAAGGCGTGGCCAGTTATGAAAAAATATGCTAAGAAAGGTGCTCTGTTTTGGAACGTAGGAAAATAACAATTGCAAGATTAAGAAGTGGTGTTAACTATAAACAACCACTAGATCACATATTAGATTCATATTATTATCTATTAGAAAGATTCCACAAAGAAGATAAACAATTTATGTGGGGATTTTATAACTTTGGAT